ATTCAATGCAAGCAAATCCTCCTGAATTGCTTATTGCTATGCCATTTCCAACCTTGGGTGATGTTCATCCCGAAATGAAAACAATCCTTGATGATTGTGCAAAGTTTAATATCCCGGTCCATATTGATGGCGCATGGATGGGATCCTGCGTTGATATTGACTTTAACTTTGATCATCCGGCAATCAAGACATTCTGTGTTAGTTTGAGCAAATGTGGATTGGGTTCTAATCGTGTTGGTGTTCGCTTTGCACGAGAAACACCTAAAGGTGCAATCACCATTATGAATGACTTTAATATGCAACAGCAAGCGCTATTAAAGATCGGCATTGCATTTCTTGATAAGTTTGAACCAGAATATTTTTGGAAAAATTACGAAGATCAATATTACCAAGTATGCCAAGATTTCAAACTTGAACCGACTAAATGCATCCATCTTGCAATGAAGGATGGAGGTCCTGTTGGTATTAGACCTTTGTTGAGATCAATTAAACCATGACATATTGGTGTCCGCTTCCATGGACACATTTGAGTGTTAATAATGATGGGACACTTAGATTGTGTTCTCATGCTCAAGCTTCTGGTAAAAAATTCTTATTGGATTTAACTGTCGATGATTTAGACAGCGATGTTCTCAATTGTGACTTACTAAAAAAAGTAAGACAAGAAATGCTCTCAGGTGAGATGCCTGAGCAATGCATAAGATGTAAGAATGATGGCGAAAATAGTCGTCGGTTACGAGAAATAGAAAAGCATAAAGATTTTTTTACAAAAGAAAATGCTCAGGACATAACAACAGAAACAGGATATGTTGTTGATTCTAAATTCTATACATATGATCTTCGTCTCGGCAATGAATGTAACATAAGATGCATCATGTGCTTCCCAGGAGAATCATCTCAATGGGAACGTGATTATAAAGATATCTTTGGATATGGCTATGATAAACCAATAGGATCGTTCTGGTCAAAAGATAAAGATCAAATAAAACTATTGGTTGAGAATGCTAAATATATAAAGAAGATAAACTTTGGTGGAGGCGAACCATTTTTAATCAAACGCCACAAAGAATTGCTTGAATTATTAATTGAATTATGCTATAGTAATAATATAGAATTAGAATACAGCACAAACTTAACTGTATTGCCTGACTATATTCTTAAGTATTGGATGCATTTTAAACATGTCGAATTATGCATAAGTATCGACGGAATTGGCGAAATAAATAATGCTATTCGCTATCCAAGCAAATGGAGAACAATTGAGGAAAACCTAAACAAGTTGCAGACACTTCCTGATAATGTATCTGCATTTATTTCTTCAACGCTTGGCATTTTGAATATCGATACACACACAGATACTTTAAAATATTTTGATGGATTTCCTAGAATAAAAGAGGTAAGACATCATTATATTAAAAACCCAAAATATTTTAGCAATAGCATAATTGAAAGTGAAGATATACAAACAAGGAAACAGTTTGTTAAGATGTTTGATGTTTTTGCTACAAAGCAAAATCAAAATTGGCATGTAATATTTCCTCATGCTTCTTCGCTTCAAAGAGAATGGAAAAGTAAATACAAATGAAAATTAATAATGTAAAATCGTCGACTGAGTTTATAATGGAAATTGAGACGATAGTGAAAGAAAAGAATATCGAATATATTGAAGCAATTGTTTTATACTGTGAGAAAAACAATCTTGAAGTTGAAACAGTTGCTACAATCATCAAACAAAATCAAGTGATCAAACACAAAGTTCAACTTGAAGCAGAAAATTTAAAGATGGTTAAACGTGGTTCTGCCAGGTTACCTATTTAAATAAATAAGTATATGTCAATATAATGGTTGACATAATACAGCGTCTATACTAATATACAAACATAATCATACATCGTTATACAACATGGAGAACTGAACTATGACTAATTCATTCGAAGCACTTAAAGAAACCCGCAAGTCATCATTCGACAAACTTAATGCGGAGCTTTCGAAACTCAATCAATCAACAAACAATCAAGCGGATTCAGAGGACAACTTCTGGAAACCAGACGTAGACAAGGCAGGAAACGGTTATGCCGTTATTCGCTTCCTTCCTGCGCCTTCTGGTGAAGATGTTCCTTTTGTTCGTATCTGGGATCATGGTTTTCAAGGCCCAGGTGGTTGGTATATTGAGAAGTCGTTGACTACATTTGGTCAACCTGATCCTGTTTCTGAATACAACTCAAAGTTGTGGGCAACAGGCATGGAATCAAACAAGGATTTGGTTCGCAAGCAAAAGCGCCGTCTTTCATATTTCTCAAACATCTTGGTCGTAAAGGATCCTACTCGTCCTGAAAACGAAGGCAAGGTATTCCTGTTCAAGTATGGCAAGAAGATCTTTGACAAGTTGAATGAGGCAATGAATCCTGAATTTTCTGACGAGACAGCAAAGAACCCATTTGATCTTTGGGAAGGCGCAAACTTCAAGTTGAAGATTCGTCAGGTCGAAGGATATCGTAACTATGACAAGTCAGAATTCGATACTGTTTCACCCGTATCTAATGATGATGAAGTATTGAAGAAGATTTGGGATTCTGAATATTCATTGCAGGAGTTGCTTGATAAGAAGCACTTCAAGTCATACGAAGATTTGAAGCGTCGTCTTGAGAAGGCAATCGGTGTATCTGAAAACACACCTTATGCTCCAATGAATGAACCAGAGATGGCATCTGCGCCTGTGTTCAAAGCAGCAGCAGCGCCTGTTGCGGCAACTGCAGCATCTGCGTTTGATGATGAAGATGAGGATCTTTCATTCTTCAAGAATCTTGCGAAAGATTAAGGATAAGCTTCCCACGACTTGCCTAAGGTCATTACATCCCATGGACCTGGCATTCTAGAAGGACTACCAGCACCGCCGGAAGAACCACCGGCGGTGTTATTCGTTATATTAGTAATCGTATCGCCGCCTTGGTTAGTTACAATGATTGGTGCTTTGCTGCTTTCATCACTTGCTGCTTTTTCTGCAGTTTTTGCATTAAACATCTCTGCAAGTCTCGAAATAACAGCATCTGTCTGTGTATCGTCAGGTGTAATATCTTTAGTATAATCTTGATTCTCACCTTCAAGTTGTTTTGAAGTGATACTACCAATATCAAATTTCTTTTCTTCTGTAACAGGTGCTACTGTTGCTTCTGCTTTGCCTATAGCACCACCCATGCTACCAGTATCACCCATTGCTGTGACACCTACATTTGCATTGCTTTCTTGCATGAACCTTTTGAATTCTTGTAGTTTCTTTGATGCTTCATCTATCTTACCGTCTTTCACAAGTTCTTGAATATCGTGGTATACTGCTTTAGTAACGTCAGTCGTAATAACATCTCTACCAGAAATCTCACTTATCTCATGTTTGTCTGCACCAAGCAATCCACCTGATGTTCTTTTACCAAGAAGCTCAGTCATCTTGCTTTTGGATGCTTCTTTGCCGCTTTCATCTTGTGTAGTTTGGTAATCAGATCCAGTGCCCAAGAAACTTCCTGTTTCCAATCCTTTTTCAGCAACCAACGAACCAAGTGCAGTGCTACCAAATAATGATTTTTCTAAAGCAACACCTGATCTCATAGAATCAGTTGATGATGTTTTTCCGCCTTCTTGAGTTACGTTCTTTTCATAATTTCTAGAAGCAGATAACATCTCTGTACCAGAAGTCGTTGCTCCTGTTTTATACGCTTCTTTTTGCTTTTGATCATAATAATCCATAAAGCCTTCAGTATCAGAATCTTCGCCGCCCATCTGGCGCCATTCTTCTAATGATTTTTTGCCAAGGTTCTGACCTTCAAGTGTTCCTCTGTTTCCTCTGTGATAGGCATCTTGAACCTCATTAGCAACACCTTTTATCTTATCACCAATATCACTGAATAATCCTCTACCCGTTTCTTTAGCAGGCATCATTATACCAGTGATATCAGGAGTTACTCCGGGTATTTGTGCTTCTTTATTTACAAGAGCAGGATCAAATTCTTTTCTTCCGGTTGCTTCTGGCATGATGCCCGTAATATCAGGAGTGACCCCAACAGGGAGAATTGGTTGAGATAAAACCTTTTCTTTTTCTTTTTCAGATCTTGATTGAAACCCGTTGGCATTTTGTTCTGTAAATAATCCTCTAGGTCCTTCTTCGCCAGTTACATTTGCACGCTCATCACGTCCAATTTTTTCTTCAAGAGCCTTATCACGTTGCTCAATAGTCTCTTTATTCTTGATATGTTCTGAAGCACCAATCCCGTATAATCTTGTATACCAAGGAGCATCTTTTAATTGTTCTTTTTCTTTTTGTTGTTTCTTATTTAATCTTTCAGTTTCGTCTGGAGTCAAACCAGAATCGCCAATTTTTGTATTCATGCCTGACGGATCTAATCCGCCCATTATATTTTGAGTGGTTTGTTTAGCACCTTCAGGTGTTTTGCCTGTTTCTTCGATGCCATTTAGTACGCCATAACCTAATGCGCCATAAGCCATTGCACCTAATGCAGGTGCACTAGTCAACCCACCCAATAAACGAGAACCTAAACTTCTACCTGCATTTCCAGCAGCACCTGTTCCTATAGATCTTTTAAATCCTCCACCAGCAGCACCTGTTCCTATAGATCTTTTAAATCCTCCAAGGTCAGGTATCTGAAATCCACCGCCACCATTAGGGGCGTTTCCTCCACTAGGAGCACCACCTATTGATCTAGAAAATCCTGTAGTATTAGTTTGTGTATTTGATTTATCTCTATTTTGTTCTTGTAAGCTATCAAGCAAAGAACTCATCGTTTTTTCAAGACGACCAAATAGTTCAGAATTATCTTCAATTGATTTTTGATTTAGTTTAACTAGACTCTTAAGGCTCACTGATTGATCTTTTGTCTCTTTTAAAAGATCTTTAATGTCTACAGCTACTTTATCATCTTTTACCGAAGATGCGCCTTCTTTTAATTTTTCAGCTGCTCCTAATGAACCCCCAATTTGTGCAGTAATTTCTGCTTTTCGTTGAGACATTTCTGCTAAAGCAGCTTTTGCTTGCTCAACGACCTTTGGGTCTTTAGCTTGTTTGATAAGTTCCTTAAGAACATCTGATTGGTCTTTAGCCATTATGCTTTGCCTTTAATTCTTCGATATGTTGGATAATCATATCAACATAGATATCTCGCTCAAAAGGATACATATTCTCTACTTCAGTTAATGAATATTTATGATGATGAATTAAAGAAAAGATAGTTTTATAATAGATCGGAATATTAGAATACCCGATCAGAAGATAAAAAAATCCTTTAACCCACGTAGCACAACTTCTTCAGTTGACCCGTCCTTGTACTTGATTGTTTGCTTGTGTTCTAGGACTGGCATCGTGTCAAGGAATTTCTTGATCTTATCAATACATTCTCTTGGCAGTGAAAGAATAAACTCAGACATTTCTTCTTTAGTAAATTCAGTATACACCTTATTATCATCAAAGACATTATCAATGCAGTCAACAAACATATCAAAGATTGCATCGTCTATGTTATCTGTTTGTGCTTGTTCTAATCTAAGCATTGATTCAAATGTTGGATAACTCATAGCAACGCCGATGTTGTCATAGATGATAAATTTTGTTTCATGTTCAGGATGAAATTTAACTTCTACCTGACTTAAATCAACAACAAATTCTGTTTTCTGCTCACCCTTTCTATATACTAACTCAATGATAGAACCTACGGATTGAGATCTCAATTTGATGAATATATACTCAATATCAAACAATGATAGTTTTGATATATCAATTTCTTCTACACAACAGTTATTGATGATCTGTTTAATCGTATCAAGAACTTCTGAAATATTATCATTATCCTTCAAAAACAAAAGAAGTTTTTCTTCTTTCACAGTATAAGGTCTAAACCCATATGTTTTCTTTGTAGAAGGAATAGTAATCTTAAATACAGGATGTGTTATCTTAGGTAGTGCCATTTCATGTTCTCCATTGTATAATAATTATTAAACACCTTTTGCAATTGCTGCTTGAGCAGCTGCTCTTTGTTGTTCTAATTGCTGTTGGAAAGGTGATGGTGATTGATCAGTTGCTTGTGCTGGAAGATTGTTTCTCAATGATGGGAAATTTAATCCTTTTGGAATTTCAGGTGAGTTATATGGCAATGCGTCTGAGTGCCACAGGTTATATGCAAAGGTCACTGACAGTTTACTAACTTGATCATTCATTTCCCAAGCAAGATTTAAATCACCCAATGTTGAAGGCCATGCATGATCCAATGTATATACAGTAAATTTGTTTCCACGAGAATCATATACATAGATTTGAACTTGTCCTTCATAGTCCTTAGGATATGCAAACTCATAGTAATTTAGCTTTGTTCCGTCAGATGACTTGCGGATGTCACGTGAGAAGTTAACAATATTACCCATCCATTTTTGAAAATATTCAAGAACCTTTCCTTGATTGTCTACAAAGAAATCAAGACGAATTTGACTAGGCACATAATCAGTTGGTCGAGATTCTGGATTACCATAACCCAAAGGACGCACCTGAACAGAATCAAGATGCATACCAGGAAGTGTTGTTGCTTCACAAAGAAATTCAATGTCTTTATTATATTCAGCAGATGCGGCACCCATGAATCCTGGAGGTGTAATACGCACAAGGAAGTGTGAGGGCTTATGAAATCCTTTATACTTATCTATTGCGCTTAAGATTTCTTGTGTATCAAATGCCATTGTTATCTTCCTGCTATGATGTTCATTGAATCTTTGAACACCTTGTTCTTGTTTACTGTAAATCTTTCTAATGGTAAGAATAATGCAATGTCCCATTCAGCAGAAGGAACAAGAAGAAAACGTGTCTTTAGTTGCGACTTCAAGTATTTCTTCACACATGGTTCAAAGTAACGATACTTTGCAGATGAGTTTAATAGATCATAAGAAATTCTTAAGCGTGTTTTCTCGTCAAACTTTTTGTTAGTTGTGATTGAATACAAAGCATCCATTAGACGTGCTCTATATTGCAATGGTAGATAGTGCAAGTTGATTCCCATGAAGTGATCAGCAGTTACTTGAAAAGGAAAGATTAATGGGAAGCGATCATAGTATGGCAATGTGTCTTTATGCTTTGCATCATAGCCAAACATATACATAAACCCAGGCAAGATTGCAGATCTCTGCTGATCTGGATGCTTGTTAATCAAGGATACTGTATTGATTGATCTAACAGCTGCTGCTTTCTCACGATACCAATCACGAGAATCAACGAAACCAGGTCTCATCATTCCTGTGCGACCTTGACTTACTAGATCTGTAAATAACGGCATTTATACGCCTATCTCTTTCTCTGTCATAATTTTAAACTGCCATTTGCGATCTGCACAAAACTCTTGTGCTGCTTTCCATTTGGCAATGTTGATTCCGTAGGTCATAACTTCTTTCAGGTATCTTCTTGGATGCTTTGGATTATTCACAGGTTCCTTTGTTTGCACTAAAGGTTTAACCTCAATCATTATAGTATTTATATTACCATCCGCACCTCTTGTCTTGATAACAAAATCTGGGAAGTATCGATGGATCTTTCTATCCTTTGGTGAGCGATAAGGAATGACGACTTCCTCAGACGACCATTCAATGATCTCATCTCGAGAATCAAAGTAGCGCATTAACCTAAGTTCCCACAAACTTCTATAAATAATCTTTGTAGGATCACCATTATATTTTTGTGGATTTTTTGGTCTAAAAGGACCTCTGTATGCCATGTGAGATTCACCATAAATAGATATATAGAATATTTATCAGGAAACAACAATGGCTCTAGGCGCAGTACCATCACAAATTAATTATTTAGAAGATGATACAGGAGTTAATACTCGTATTAACATCTATAAGTATCAGCGTCCTAGACCTAATGCACCTCTTTTGAAAGTTCCTATTACATATTTGACTTTACCTTTACCTATAGCAATGCCTAATGATCATTACAGTATGCAGATTGGCGCAACAGATCTTGGCGAAATTGGAAATCTTACAGGTGGTCGTTCTGGTGAAAGTATGGGTCAATTAACTGATACATTAACAGAGCGTTTAGGTGCTAGTAGCACTGCTGGAGGTATTGCTGCTGCATTAGGTTTAGGTGCTGTTGCTGCCGCACCTTCAATTGCAGATATGGCAGGTGGGTTATCAGCTCTTATGGGTAAGGGTGTTGGTGGTGCAATTGCTGCAAGTTTAGCAGGACCTGCTTTGCAACAAGCACAAAATAACTCTCTAGCAAATTTAGGTCTTGCAAGAAATCCTCATACTGCATTATTATTCAATGGTGTTGATTTAAGAAATTTTACATTTAACTGGAGATTTTCTCCTCGCTCACAAGCACAATCACAAAAGTTAAATACTATCATTAATACAATCAAGCGTGCAATGCATCCAAATCTTACATTAGGTGGGTTTGCTCTTGATTATCCAAATCTATTTACTATCGAATTTAATAATGATAAAGAAGGTATCATTACATTGGGTATGAGTTTCTGTCAAAGTTTAGAAGTAAATCCTACACCTTCAGGACATGTTTACTATAGAAACGGATATCCGTCAATCATTGAGATGTCAATGACTGTCAAAGAATTTCAAATCAAAACTGCAGAAGATTTCCCACCTGATTTTGGTGCTGGTCCCATGGGTTCAGAATCACAGAGAATGGATGCGAGACAAAACTAATGGCTTTTTTCTTTAACTTTCAAACAATCAACTACGCAACTAAAGATGCAAAAAATATTATTGCAAAGGCATCGCTGTTGCCTTCTATTTTAAGCAAGATGGACGGATTCTATCCTTATATTATTAAAGATTATGAACGACCAGATATGATTGCATTTAATGAATATGGCGATGAGCAATTAGATTGGATCATATACTTTGCAAACAATATCACAGATCCTTTCTATGATTGGCCTTTATTCCCGGAAGATTTCAATCGCTATATAGTAAAGAAATATAGTAAATCATTATATGAATTGCAAAGTCAAATTAATCACTATAAGTATACAGGTATTACCAATGAGAGCCAAGAAGACATTGACAGAAAATCATGGTTTATGTCTACAACCACCCATTCACTAATTGATGATACTTCTGGATGGACACCTGTCTATGTTTATGACTATGAGACAGAATTAAATGATGCAAAACGTGGTATTAAACTTTTAAATAGAATCTATGTCCCGCAATTGAAAAGAGAATTAAAGAAAATTTTCAATAATGAACAACTCCAGTAATCCATTTAATGCAAAATTAGAACAGGTTGCTATAACCAAGTTCAATGGCACAGACAAGATGTCTATCATGCCACAGGTTGCAGAATTTACTTTACATCAATCTATCTTTTCACCTATTATGAAAGCTGATATGGCTATCATTGATGGTATCGGGTTGATGGATAATTATCCTTGGTCAGGTGAAGAAATTGTAGAAGTTGAATTGGTTCAAGATGGTGAAGAAACTGCAGGAACAGGTCAAAAACAATTTCATAGAACACTTACATTTGTTATAAGTAGTATAAGAGAAATTTCCATTGATAAAGATGGACGCACCATGTCTTATATTATTGAGCTTGCATCTTATGATGCGTTCATCAATGCAAAGACACGTGTATCTCATGCATACAATGAAGATATTGAAACTATGATTGATAAGGTTTATAAAGATTATATTGTCAAGAATAGAACTACACCAAAACCAAAAGAACTAAAGATCTTCAAAGACACAGAAAAAGTTCGTAAGTTAGTTGTTCCTAATATCAAACCTTTCGACGCTATTGCATGGTTTTGTAAATATGCGGTATCAAGCAATCCTGAAAAATATTATACTCATATGTTTTATGAGACAATAGATAACTATACATTCAAGGCATTACAGAAAATTACTTTCAGAGATCTAGAAGATACTACTGCATTGCTTGCTGCAGCAAAAGAAAAGTATATCTATGTTGGCGATATCTCTTTGATTAAAAACAATCCAAAAGCGCTTCAACAATTAGAGTCTAGAGGATTTTCTGATTCTCGTATCATCAATGATATGAAGATAAACAAAAGATATTCTGCTCTTGAAAAGATTGTTGGCGGATATTTTGAAAACGAATTAGTCGAAATTAATATGCTTAAAAACGACTATAAGATCACAAGAAAAGAATTAAAATATAAAGATTATGAATTCAACACAATCAATCCGGGCAAAGGTTATAATA